TACGGCGACGGCGACGGCGACGGCTCCGGCTACGGCGACGGCTACGGCGACGGCTACGGCTACGGCTACGGCGACGGCTCCGGCTACGGCGACGGCTACGGCGACGGCTACGGCTACGGCTACGGCGACGGCTCCGGCTACGGCGACGGCTACGGCGACGGCTCCGGCTACGGCGACGGCTACGGCGACGGCTCCGGCTACGGCGACGGCGACGGCTACGGCTAGTACATGCCGCGCCGCAGCTGTTTCGAAGAAAGAAGGAATTTTATGAGCTTCATCGTCTGTGTCCCCTGGAAGGACCGCGGCATTTCGAGTGAACAGCGGAAGTGTGCACTGTGCGAAGTCGATATCGCTTTGAGCACAGCAAATGTGGAGAAGGCTAACAAGATGAAGCTCTCGGCGATCTGCATCGCATGCGCGATCGGCCTGGTCGCGGATGACGATGTCCCGGTGATGGGCGGCCTGGTCAACGGGAAAGTAGTGCCACTGAACCAAGCGTCTGCATTGGCGTTTGCGGAGAGGAATCGAAACTGAGTCATGACGTCTGTAGTCGCAACTCGGGGATTGAAAGCGGTCCGGATTCTGACGCGGATCCGCGAGGAAAATCCGGCCTTATGGAGTCGAATCCGAAGCTTTTTGCGAGGCGACGATGGAACTGATCAGGATCCATGGCCAGCTGAACGTGCTGGGAAAGAACCAGGCGATGAAGCTGATGCTGGAGAAGGCCACGCTTGAGAAACAAACAGCAGCTCGCGCTGCAGTTTTACGAACAGATGATTCTCTGCTTCGAGACATTGAGCGAACCAGAGAAGCAGGACCTGCAGAGTTTGAGAAGAAACGGCCAACCTCCGAATGGCCGGGCTGGAAAAAACGTATTGGCGATCCGCGCAACTTGTCCGCATGAGCATCAAGGTGATGAACCTAGTTTGGCAATCCGCGCCGTACCGGGGTAACACGCTGCTGACGCTGCTTGCCCTGGCTGACTGGTCCAACGACGAAGGCGTTGCATGGCCAAACCTCGAGACCCTGGCCACCAAGTCCAGGCAATCGATCCGCAGTGCGCAATATGCGATCGAGGAATTGGCCAAAGACGGTGTCCTGTCCGTCATCGTCAATCCCGGTCGAGGCAACCGAAATGAGTTCGTCATAAACACGCAAAAATTGCACCTTTTTCCACCCACCGAAAAGGTGCAAAACACGACAGAAAAAGGTGCAAAACAGAACACGAAAAGGTGCAAAACACGACAGCGCAATAAGGAAGAACCATCAGGAACCATCAAGAACCACCAGGCATCCGTACTTTGTCGTACATGCAAGAACGTAGGTACATATGAACACAAGGGGCATCCAGGAACGCTGGTCTATTGCGGCTGCTCCGTGGGCAGAGCTTTGCAGGGGAGGGTCTGATGTATGGCACTGGCACCAGGTCCTATCACCGCTCCGCAGAGCATCGCGAAAACAAACGTCAGCAGAAGCTGGCAACGAAACGCTTCCTGGAAAAGAAAGCAGCCGGCGAGCTCAAAGCAGAAACTGCTCCGCTGCTCTGCCGCTGTCACAGCTTTCGTTTTCCGCATGAAATTTCTGCGCATCGCCGGTTGAAATCAGATTTCGACTGGAGACCGTTCGAACAGCGTGAAGCCGAACAAGAGAACTGGGAAGAGTGGGCGAAGCCTTTATGAAGCTTAAACGAAATGAACGCTGTCCGATTCACGGCGGCTTTTATTGCTGTGGGCGCGCCGCTAGCTTACGCAGCTTCCCGGCCGGACCGCGGAAGTACATCAGCTTCGAGCCAGGCGTGCACTGCATTCCAGACGAGCATCATCCCCGCGGCTATCGCGAAATCCGGAACAAGTCAGCAATGCGCCGCTTACTCAATCGCAAGATCGCGGAGCAGGAGAAAATCTGCGCGCTCTGCCACAAGGAATTCACCGAGTACGAAGACATCGTTCCGGACCATCGCGAACCGCGCGGCATGGGCGCAGCCAGGCGAGACGACCATCCGGAAAACATCCAGGCAGCCCACAACCTCTGCAATCTCCAGAAAGGGAGTTCACGCAATTATGGCAACCGCAACAGCTGAGCAAGTGCAGACGCAGTTCCAGATCCTCGAGCTCGACAAGATCACTCCTTCGCCGATGAACCCGCGGAAGCGCTTCGATGAGAAGTCGCTGAAAGAGCTGGCGGAGTCGATCAAAACCCATGGAGTACAGCAGCCCATCGTCGTGCGGCCGGACGGGAACAAGAAAGACAAATACGAAATCGTAGTCGGAGAGCGGCGCTTCAAAGCCTCAAAGCTTGCCGGCAACACTTACATTCCCGCCATCATCCGCCCACTTTCGAACGCTGCCGCTTTGGAAATCATGGTGATTGAGAACCTGCAGCGGGAAGACGTCCACCCACTGGACGAAGCGCTGGGCTATGAAGCGCTGATGAAGAAGTCTGCAGACACGGAAGCCGGAGATCTGCCAGGAGCTCCGCGGCACACGGCCGAATCAATCGCTGCCAAAGTTGGGAAGTCGGTGGGCTATGTCTATGCCCGATTGAAATTGCTGGCCCTGGTGCCGGCGGCGCGCGAAGCGTTCGAACACAACTACATCACAGCCGGCCATGCCGTTCTAATTGCGCGTCTGCAACCGAAAGATCAGATCGCCGCGCTGGATGCCTGCTTTGGCTACAGCCAGACAAAGCAGCGAGCTGACGAGCTCAAGAAGCTCGATCCGCAAACTGCGAAATTCTCAGAGATCCAAGACTTTGACGAAGACGATGCCAACGACTTCGGAATGGGCATTCATCCGCGGCTGCTCGCAGAGAAAGGCCTGCGCGAGTGGATCCAGGACAACGTCAATCTGAAGCTCAAGGGTGTGCCCTGGGATCTCGACGATGACCAGCTCGTCCCCTGGGCCGGTCCATGCTCAGCCTGCCCCAAGCGATCGATGTCCAATCCTGCCCTCTTCGCCGAACTGACAAAAAAAGGCGAAGACGATACCTGCTTCGATCCCGAGTGCTTCAAGGAAAAACAACAGGCGTATGTGAAGCGCCAGGTGAAGCAGGAGAAAGCCGCCGGTCAGCTCGTACAGATCTCCGAGCAAACCGCCTACACCAAGCCGAAAGAAGGTGAGAAGGTGTTGAAGCGTGGCCAGTGGTTGCCAGCGAAAAAGGGCGAATGTGATTCCGTGCAGAAGGCCTTGATTGTTCGCGGAGAGCGCGCTGGAGAACACGAGACCATCTGCACGGATCTCAACTGCAAAGTCCACAAGAGGCATCTGGAAACGCCGCGGCCGTCACAAAGCCATAGTCCGGAAGATCGGGCGAAGGCAGAAGCCGAAGAGAAAGCGACAGTAGAGCGCAACCGGAAGCTAAAACTGCTGATCTTTGACAAGGTCCGCGCAAAGTTCGATGGAGCGAGTCGGCAGATTCTCATGCTGGCCTTCCAGTCCTTCCTAGATGGTGCTGGAACTTATTACCACGCAGAACTGCTAACGCGCCATGGCTGGAAGGGGGAGCCAGAGAAAACATTCCGCGAAAAACTTTCCTCACTTCCGATCGCAACCGCCTGGGGACTACTGGGAGAGATCATTCTGTGGCATGACCTAGAAGACGATTACGAAGAGCTAGGCCGCTATCTTCCCGCGATCGCAAAAGCCTACAAGATCGACGTCGCCGCGCTTTCCAAGGAATTCGAGAAAGTGCAGACGCCTGCAAAACCTGCCAAGGCGAAGAAAGCGAAGGCGGGGAAATGAAAAAGCGTCCCAACAACCACGGCCGCGAACTCAGGAAAGCCCGGCGCATGACCGCTCTGCAGATCCGGGAAGCCATGAACGAAGCCTCCCAGGCCCTGGATGCTCAGTCCCAGGAGATTACGGCCTTGAAGCGAATCCTGATCTCGGAGCGCGCCCAGGTGATTTATTACTCCGACAAGTACCTGGCCTTCCTCCGCCAGGAATGCGTCGACGTGGCGCCAGTCAACTTCCTCGATCTCGAAGAAGCGCAGCAAGAGCCCTACATCAAGCGAGCGATTAAAGAGCTTTCCGACGCGCAGGGCATCGTTCCGCACGACAAAGACGCATTAGAAGCACAGCAGCACACAGCCACCGTTGCCAAGAAAATCATTTTGCCGAACTGAGAGAGGTCTATGAACCCGATCCGGAATGCGAGCTGGGCGTTTCGCAGACACGGAACCAATGAAGGCGATCGCAAAGAACCAAGCGAACTGGCCATCGCGTGCATGCAAAACCTGCAGCAGAGAGACAAAGAGCGCTTCAATGCCGGGCGTGCAGCAGCAAGAGCGCGCCGCCTGGCTGCGCAAAGTTTACCCACGGAGGACGTAACCGAATGAAGAAAATGGCCCTTCCCTTGTTGTTCCTGCTGCTGTCGACAGCGCTGTTCGCCCAAACCACCTACACACAAACGACTCTTAGCTGTGGTTTAACCAGTTGCACCAATGCCCAATTCTCTCCAGCGGCCACGTTGTCTTACAGCGAAAACCTTCAGTACTACGGCGGCAACTTCACCGGAGCTGTGATCTGGAGCGGCGCTGAGTATACAGACTTCGCCGGCAGCCTGAAGTGGCTTGGCTATGGCAATCACTATCCCTACGGCACTTGGCTCTTGCAAGGCACCTTCGATGGCGGTCTGTACATCCTAACCGAGACTTTTTATTGCTTCAGAAGCTGCGGCTCGCGCAGCAACGTCGCGGGAACTGTGGTGGGCCCCTAGTGACTCCACGGCGCGGCTGGGTGAAAACGGAAGAAGGCTTTCGTCCCACAGACGAACGCATGCAGCAGATTGTCTTCCAAATTCAGGCTGGCCGCCCGTTCCGATTGATTGCGGACCAGTTCAACATCACGATCGCTCGGGTGTCTGCAATTCGACGCCAGGCCAAGCTGCCGCGGCGCATAGAACCATCTTGAAGCGGGACCAGGCCGATGTTATCCGCATCCGCCTGATCCCTGACCAATCCCATGATGTCTCAACCAAAGTGAAAAGGAGAAAAACACCATGCAATTGGCTTTCAGAAGTATACGAAACTTTGTGTTGTTGCTTTTTGTGGCCGCGTGCTGTTCCCTGCCGTCGTTTGCCTGTAGCCCTCCAGCGAGTCAAAGGTCGGTTACCGGAGTTCTGCCCATTAGCGTCACCCCTCTGTCGGGTTGCTATGTGCAGGTCATCGGCGTCAGTGCAACCTCTTACGTAATTGGGCCTCTGCCGATCTCGGAGAAGGTCATTGACATCGTGGAACTGGTCGGCGGGTTCTCTGGAACTATGTGGGAGGATGCCCTGTCTCTGTATTCCGGGGTAGTAAATGCCAATCCTCCGTATGGAACGCTGGCTGTGCCCGATGTGAGTCATGCCTCAAGCCCTGCGGGGTTCATTTCCTATAGTTGTCTTGGCTGCGGCGTGACGCTGGAGGTCGCAAGTACCATCGTTCTGACCGGACCCGTGCAACGAACGGTCATCGGCACTATCTCCTACACCTATCAATAGGCCACGCAAGGGGGCTGCAAATATGGACGCAGCCCCCGATTCCTTCCCTGCTAGAATGTTCGCCCATCGGAGGGCTTATATGAAAATCGTCGCCGCTTTGCTCTTGCTCTCAGCAGTTTCCGTTGCCCAACAAATCACCGCCCCGCGAGTCACCGCCGCACCAGTATACGACGCGCCGCACATCGAAGAACCTCAGCCCTTCCTTGATGGCTGGAACGATGCTCTAATCCTTAGTGACGTGCTAGCGAAAGTCGGAGATGCCAGATTCAGTATCCGCGCGCACGGCCTGATCCTTTGCCAGCCAAACGGTTGCTATCAGCCCTACGCCACCCACGGTATAGATCCTATTTTGCAACCAGTCAGCAACCATCCGGCACAGGTCTACTTAGTCCAAGCTGGATTGCTGGGAACGGGCATGGCCTTAGCCTACGAATTTCACGAACATGGCCACCACAGAATTGCCCGAGCGGTTCTCGCCATAGGTGCAATCTACAGCGGAGGAATGGCGATCTATTCTTGGCAGAACTACCGGATGGGGCGAACGAGGGGAATTACTGCTAACCAACGCTAGCCCGCATCTTCTTAGTCAACGATTTCCACTGGTTCTCTTCACTTAGCTATTAACTTAACAGCACTTTGCTATTGCAAGGAATTCCCTTCCGTTGCACTCTGAGTCTGCAATTGATTTCGCCGCTCTTTCGCGGCGCGTGCCCTGAAAAGGCCACAGCTTCGCGGGAAACAATAGTTCCTGACAGGGGCTGCTGCTAACGCATAGAAAAGGCTTAGACACTTCCCGTCCACAAAAATATGCGAGCCAACCGAGCGCGAGGTCTGGGGTTAGTCGCTATCTGGAACATTACAGGCGACAAAGTCGCGCGGCAGGTCAGCAAGGAATCGTTTGAGGACCTGAAGCGGCGCGGATGGATCGCATGGATTGAAAAGAGTGGAACGCGAAGGCCTTGTCTTAAATTGATTTCCCAGCCGGAAAGTTAAACACCCAAAACTTATGAATAACGCCCAGGCCGGGCGGCTTGGTAGAGTCCAACTCTACGATGTCACCCGTTCGAAAGTAATTCGTACGCTTCTGCCCAGCGAGCTCAACCAGATGGCCGCGCAGGGCACAATCGGCTGGTTCCGCAAACCCAACGGCAAAACTTACGCCTGTCTGCAGCCCGTTCCGATGCAATCGCGGACTCTGAACCCGCTTCGCTCCAAGATCCCATTAGTGGGAACAGACATGGAGCTGAATGCGGAAGGAGCGTTTGCAGACGCAAAAGGCATCGCCGGCGTCCGGAAGTATGGCGTGAACCGCTTCGGCGCAGTGGATGACGAGATCGTAGGCAACCGGATCGATCAGTCAATGTCAAAAGTCGAAACCTGGCCGCTGGTTTACGACCAGAAGAATGTCGTGATCTGCGCCGGCAAAGTGCATGGGATTCGCGAGATCCCCGCGGAGCAATTAGCTGCGTTATGAAGCAAGCAAGTGCCGGGGAAGCTTACAAGCTGTACAAAGCCTGGTGCCAGAAGATTGGAATCCGGCCGGCAGACTTCATAACCTGGGCCCAGACGACGGCACGAATCCAGCCTCCAGTTGACTCGCTACGATACGACAGAGTTTCGGTGCTTCCGAGCGGGAAATGACGAAGCACTATTCGGTCTGTGAAATCTGCGGCGCGTCTGGGCACAAAGGCAAAGGCTGTCCACTGTACCGGCTGAATGAGAAGCAAACTGCGCTCGCAGGATCAACGAAGCCTCCTGGGCAGTCTGCAAAGTCGAATTCATAAATGCGTTCCACACTAATCGTTGTGCTCTTATCGAGTCTTTGTATCGCTCAATCTGCGCAGCTCCCAGCTCGCCCACAACCGAAATACGAAGCTCCGCCTCAGAAACAATCCTTCTACCATCGGCATGAATGGTTGATTGCCATGGGGTTTATGGTGGGTATTCCAACTGCAACTTACTTCATCGTGCGCTCCGGACCTAGACAGTACTGCTGGTCGGAACCAACTGAAGGCAACTACCAGTACACGGGCACTCCATGGGCAGGAGCTGGCCCGAACGGATGTCCGGCTGGCCAGACGAAGAGTTCTTCAAAGCCTCACTAAATTCTCAGCCATGACCCAAAAAAAAGCGGCGGCCTCAGCTGAAAAGCGGGCGAAAGCTGCGAAAAAGAAAACCCCGAAAATCCGCGTAGTACTCAAGCCTCGTCAGGCCAAGCTACTTGAAGGGCTTGTCGAAGGCAAAAGCGTGCGTGCAGCTGCGCTCGAGGCTGGTTACTCGGCGAACACTGCGGCTCATCCAGAAGATCTCCTCGATACGGTCGCAATGCGCAAGGCGCTCAATCATTTGCTTGCGCCGCCGGAGAAAATTGCGGCCAGGATCAACGAAGGCCTGGACGCGATGGAGACGAGGTTCTTCCAGTTTCAGGGTGAAGTCACAGAAGCTCGGAATGTGATTGCCTGGGGCGAGCGGCGTGCATATGCGGAATTGGCCGCGCGGCTGAAGGGCTTGACGCCTGGCCTGCCCTTCGATCCCAATACTGATGGCCCCAGCAACATCACGGTGAATTACATCAATGTGGCGGCGCTCGCAGAGCCATGAAGCGAGCGTTCAGCTAGATTTCCGTTGGCAGCCGAAGCAATGGCAGATTAGCCAACTGATTGAGAAGTCCAAGGCCACCAAGATCGGCTTTGGCGGCGCTCGCGGGGGCTCGAAGTCGCACACCGGGCGCATGGTGATGCTGGACCGGCGGCTGAAGTATCCAGGCACAACTGGCTTGGTGCTCCGTCGCACGTTCAAAGAAGTCTATGCGAACTGCATTGGCCCGATGTTCAAGCAGTGGCCGATCACTCGCAAGTGGTATCGCGGTCCTGGTGTTGAGGGTTATCCGGTCCTGCGGATCCCGAACGGATCGCGGATCGTATTCGGTTATGCCGAGCACAAGCAGGACATTTACGACTTTCAGGGTGATGAGTTTGCAGACATCCTGGTTGAAGAAGCCACGCACTTCAATGAAGAGGAACTAAGGTTCCTCGAGACCTGCAATCGCTGGACTGGATCCGACATCGTCCCAAAGATGCTGTGGACGATGAACCCCGGCAACGTCGGCCATGACTATGTCAAGCGTGTCATGGTGGACCGGGAATACCAGGACAACGAACGGCCGGAAGACTGGGAATTTCTTCAGGCCTACGGCTGGGACAACGTCGAGTGGTGCCGAAAGGCGCTTAAGCAAGACAGCCTCACTCAGGCAGATTATTACCGCTGGACTGAGAAAGAGCGCTTCGACTATTTCATCCATCGAAGCGATTACGGACGAACCCTCTGGGCTCTTCCCGAGCAAGAACGGGAAGCGCACCTGTTTGGCGACTGGGAATCGTTTGTTGGCCAGTTCTTCCGCGAATTCTCGCGGCGTGTTCATGTCATCAAGCCGTTCCAAATCCCATCGTTCTGGGAGCGGTTTACAAGCTTTGACTGGGGCTTCAAGAATCCGGCCTGCATGCTATGGCATGCGATCAGTCCGGATGGCCAGGTCATCACTTACCGGGAATATTACGTAACCGGGAAAGATGTTCCCTGGCTGGCGCAACATGCGCTGAAACTCACCGGCAGCGAGAACCTGCGCTACCGTGTGGGTGACCCCAGCTGCTGGGATGCCTCGCGCGGGCCGTCGATTGCCGAAGTCATGGCAACAAACGGCTGGGCGATGGTCAAGGCGGAAAACGACCGGCGCAATGGTTGGGCTCGAGTGCGGCAGTATCTCTCGCACGAGCTGGACGATCGCGGGCAGTTCACCAGACCACCACATTGGCAAGTCTTTGAGACCTGCACCAATCTGATTCGAACTTTGCCCGCGCTCGTTCACGACGAGCACGACCCGGAAGACTGCGACACCAAGGGCGAAGACCACGCGCCAGACGCTTTGCGATACGGATTGATGACGCGGCCTCCCATTACGGAGACGCCACTGGATGCAATGCCGCATGAATACAGAGAAGCCACAATCCGAGCCCAACACGAAGAGCGAGAGCAGCGAAAGCGGCCAGGAAACTACGGACCGCTTGACTGGCGGAAAGCAGCATGAGTACGGCACGGATCATCACACGAAAGCGTTACGCGGCTCGCAACGTCTCCGCGCAGTTTCTGGCGGTCTCGATGGAGACGCTCCTGTCCTGCACTACCGCGGACCCTTCCGAATCTACTTTAATCGGAAAGAAGATGCGCCGCGGGTCGTCTCGATCGACAACGCCTCGCACTCGTGGGAGATCCTCTGCAAGACGGTCAAGATCGAACGCATAGATCTGCGATCGAAGTACGAAGCCTCGCAGGAGTATCCGAACCCAAAGTTCACGCTCGAAGGCGTCGGCTGGATCCAGGTCGACATGAATGGCGTTGCAACGATTTCATGACCTGGTGCATGCAGTGCGGCGTATCCAATAAGCCAGTTCCCGCAATTGGATTGGATGTAGAAGGCGAGCCAGCGTGTGCGATGCACCGCGATCGGCAAGTTCAGCCGCCAAAGTTCGACGCTTCGTTTCTCGAGAAACGAATGAAGCAGTTCAGAGAGAAGCCAGAGACTTTTGACAAGGTTGAACCTGCGGCGCCCAGCCCGCTGCAGGCAACAGAACAGGAGAAGGCTGACATGCGAACTTGCAGCGGATTTGAAGGCGAGATTTGTACTGAGGTCCTGAAGGAGAAGAACACTTCGGGAATGTGCACGCGGCATTATGCGCGGATGATGTACCGGAAGACGCACCCGAAGAAGCTGGGGGGGGGCGTGGCTAAGAAAGAAAAGGCATATCGTCTTAAAGTGCCGAAGGGCGGTGATCCGCTTCCTAACCCAACGCAACTTGGATCCGGCGAGCATCTCATCACCCTTCGGCTCAGTGAGTCAAAACTGGCGCGGCTCGTCGCCCTGCTTCTGTGAAGCTCTCTCCGGGCCGCACTTCCCTTTCCGGGCGTCCGGAGTTCCTGCGGCCCTTAGCGCCAGTACAGACGTCTGCAGCCGCTCCGGTACAGCGGAAATGCTGTGCCTGCGGCAAGCTCGACATCGTCCACCTGATCGAAGGCGAGCCGGATCATACGGTCACGATCGAGCTGAAGTATCTCCAGGCCAAGAACGAGGAAATGGCGAAGGCGCAAATCACGCCTTATATGGCCTCGCGCGGCTGGCGCTACAAGTTCCACCTGGGCCGGTTCGCCAAAGAGCGGGACATCTGCAGAGCTTGCTTGATCGCGCACCAGGAGATCGAGAAAGAGTTTCGCTCGAAGCGCTCGAACGAGCTGAAGTCCAACCTCAATTCGGACAGCTACTACCTCGCAGTCTGCGGAGATTGAATGCCAACTCAAACGGATCCGAAATCGCTGGGCAAAGTGCTGGTGGCCAACTCCGGCACGCCGGTACCGATCAAGGCCACGGCGTTTATTGTCCGCAATTTCACAATCCAGTCTGATCCGTTGAATGCCGGCACGTACATGCTGGTGAAAGACATCGCCGGCAACATCATGGCGCGCATCACGAAAGGACAATCGTTCACACCGCCGCAGCCGTACCCGCTGAGTTCTTCCGGATTTGATCTCTCACAAGTGCAGCTCGACACCGATACCAATGGAGATGGGTGCTTTGTCACTTACGTCTAAGCTGACACTGATATTCGCGATCTGCGTTGGTTCGCTGCTGGCCCAGGTCGGTGGAACGCCTGGTGTCACTGGCGGTGCCGGCGGTGGCAGTGCGATCGGCTCGATCACTGGAGCGACCCAAGGAAAACCGCTTACTGGTGCGTCGGGCGGAGGATTGCAGTCTTCCGGGCTCTACATTGACGCACTGGCATTTAAGTCTGCTGGGAATTGCACGATCGGTACGACGGATGATCTGTGCGTCCAGACTGCATTTGCGGCGGTTGGCTCTGGACTATCCAGCATCGTCGATCTGAGCGGATACGGCAGCGCGCTGACGTTCTCCACGAATGTATTTGCCTCGCTTCAACAACAGGTCCAGCCGTCGAATCCGTTGAAGTGTGGGACGCTGCGGAACAATGCCGGCGCAGTGATCACGGCCAACGGGCCGCAGTTGATTCCGACGTGCTGGCGTGTGGAGAATCTGCCGAACCGCTGGGCAGTGAATGGCGGTGGACCGGCGTGGGTGGCGGGGGCGAACTATCCGCCATGCTGGGGAGTCGCTTTACCTTGCAACACGGCCGTCGAATCGACGACGGCGACCACCTCTGCCGCGAACTGCAGCAATACGACTTGTTTGATTTCCGTCACGCCTTCTTCTGGGACGCCGTTTACAGCTTCCATGCTGTGGTCGCACTTTGCAGTCTGTGTCTCGACTACGGGATCGTGGGGCGGAGGGTGTGTTGGAGCGGCTTCTCCGACCAACGGATGCTCCGCGAACGGCCAGAACCCAGCCAACCCCGGCTCGGGCGGCCCGTGCATCGCATTCGGTGCCATCATTGCGGTGAACAATGCTTCCGCCATGCCCAACGGATGCGGATCGGCCAATTGTCTTCTGGTGGCTGTCCCGGCCAATGGTGCTGGCGTCTATGGAGCAGGCTTGATCGGCTCGGGCCAGACGGTGGGCAACGGCATCACCATTACCATGTCCGGCGCTACGGCGACCGCCTCGAGCGCCATCTTTCCCAGCACTGGCACGGCATGGAACGGCGCCACGATAACCATCAACGGTACGGTCTGCACGATTGCCAGCGTCAGCAGCACCACGGTCCTGACACTGACATCTGCATCCTGTGTATCAGGCTCCGCTCTTTCTTGGAGCATCCTCGCGGGTCCAGCCAACGCATCGGGCATCAATTATGTAATCTGGGCGCCTCTTATCACGCTTGGTGATTTCAATGAGACAAACATCAACATGGGTGTGCAGTGGGAAGGCGGCTCAGTCCAGACTGGCTCGACGCAGAATTTGAGCACTGGTGGGGCAGCTCCAGTCGCGTGCGCCAACTACAACGCGCAAGAAGAATCCTTCTTCCGTTTTGTCCAGTGCCTGCCGCAAGGCACCGGGAAAGGCGTCGGTCTTGATATCGAGGGCGGTTCGTTCAATAGCGGGCCCTACGACAACGTAATCATCACGTTTCCTGGCAACTGCAATACGGCCGCTTCACAAGGCACCGGCAATCCTCTGGCGATGGTGGTTCGACAGAACGCGAACTCTAGTTATCCGCGTTCGATCATGAATACCACGATTACCAGCTCTGGGTGTAATGGTGGAGCGGGCTTCAGCCCTCTGATCGATTGGGAATCGCCGTCCACTCTTGGTCCCGGCATTCACATTGAGAGCGGGACCGGGAACAACATTCTCGTGGATGTGTCCGACTCGACGATCATTTGTCCAGTGATCTGTCCGATGATCCAGGAGAATGCGCAAGGAACTGACATCTCGGACATCAACCAGACGGTATTGGGAGCCACGGGCACGATCGTGAAAATTGCCTCTGGCGCTAATCAGGCTGGCTACACCATTCGACACATTCGCGGGAATGGCAGCAACTTGCTGGTCGACACGGCGACCGGCTGCACGATCACACAGGCGGCGGAAAAGCAGCTGGCGTTCTATGCCACTACTGTTGGGGCTAGTGCAAGCGCCCCGGCCATCGCGATCAGCTCTTCTACTACTCCCGGCTGCCAGCCGCAGACTGCTGTAGCTCCGGCCTCCATCACCGCCGCGTATTCGAACGCGACCTCCGGATTTACCAGTCTGACCGGCATGAAGATGACGGTCGCCCCCAGCTCCACGCTGAAGATGACGTGCTATGTCACTTACAGCATGACCGGGACGACCCCAACGGGTCCGAGCTGGCAGTTTACCGGGCCAGCTTCGCCGACACTAACGACGATCAGCGACTTTCCTGGAGAAGGCGGCACGGTCCCGACTCCGATCACCACCGCCGCTGCTTTCAGCGCGATCACAAACGCAGGCTCGCTCGTTTCGGGACAGCTTTATACCGACATCATTACCTTGATGGTGCAAAACAGCACCACCGGCGGCACAGTGCAGTTGCAGGGCAAACCACCGTCGACCAGTTTTACGCTTGCCGTAGCTTCGGGCAGCAGCTATTGCCAATGAAAAGTCTCTTGATCGTTTGCCTACTGATCGGATCAGCCGCGGCCGAGCCTTTGACCATCCGCGGCGTACCCAACAAAGGCAAGCCATTCACGATCCCAATGCGCGATGACGACTCGATCGGGTCGGTCTATCAGTGCATGGACATGGTTCACCGCCGCGCGCACTGGTATTCGTTTCATCACCGGACTGGACGATGCCTGATTCCGGCCGGCTCACTGCGGCCAGGCAAGCATTCCGAACTGACTCTGAAGTATCCGGGCGTAACCGTTGGGATTCTAAAACCGTAAGACCTCGTTTCCGATCCACGCACAAAGGAGAACATTTCACATGAAGCGTTCCTTAACGCTGCTCGCAGTTGTGTCGGTGCTTTCCCTGGCCTGCTTCGCGCAGTCCACCGGAGCACGCATTTCACCGAATGGCGTCACTATCGACGGTATCAACCAGGGGCTCTGTGGCGAAGTCTCTTACAACGCCGGCGTGGACGGTTGCATGTATCGGCTGGGACCTGGTCAGTATGGCTGGAACAACGGAATCCAGCCGCCTGCTCAGCTGATTGCGCTGACGCCGAACATTCTGCTGAATGCTCCTGCGGCCGCGGCTTCGCTAGGCACGGCGACGACCGGCGGCACGATCGCAGCCGGCACGTACCGCGTGGCGCTGACTTATGTGACGCCAGCGGGCGGCGAGACGCCGATCTCCTCGGACTCCAGCTCGACCCAAGTCACGACTGGCACGACTTCCACGATTACCGGCAACGCTCCGTCTGCAGTTTCCGGTTCTGTCGGATATCGCATTTACGTTTCCCCGGCTGGCGGTGCGGCGAATACGGAAGTCTTGCAGCCGCTCTCGACGACGGTCTGCGCTGGTGCCTTTTCGACTCCAGCACCTGGCGGCGGCGGCCTGGTCTGTCCTTTCGGCTCGAACTACACCTTGGCATCACTGGTATCGACGGGCTACGCGACGCCGGCACTTTCCAGCGCTCCGAACACTGCAGGCCTCTTGCAGCTCACAGCCGGTCCGCAGGCTGCCATCACCACAGTGACCACGGCGCAAACGATGGCTTCCTGGTCGCTTCCCGCGGGCGCGATGAACGTCCAGGGCAAGCGGATGCATATTCACGGGCAGCTGATGTTCTCAAACGGGGCGACCACGCCGGCGATCACGCTCAGCGTAAAGATCGGTTCCTCGATCACCCCGGTATCCGTTGTTGGCGCGTCGAACGCCAACACGAACACCAACTCGCCGGTGGACTTCGATTTCACGATCCAGACCACGACCACGGGAACTTCGGGAGCTGACGAAGCTCACGGATGCTTCACCAACACAGTGGCCGCGGCCTGGTCGTCCGGCACGGCGATGGCGATCTACTGCGATGGCAACACGGCTGCATCGTCTACGTATGACCACACCGTAGCGAACACGCTCGCGTTGAACATTGCTGCCAGCGCGACATTGACGTCAGTCACGTTGCGGGACGTGGAAATCGACTTCACCCAGTTCTAAGCCCCCACCATTTTCAGGGAGAAATGATGCCACCTTGGGTCGCAACGCTTTTGGTGGGTGGAGTCACTGTGGGCACAAATCTTCTTGTGACCGCCTACTACTATGGTCGCTTGGCGCAGCGCGTCGACAATCATGCCGCAGACATTAAAGAAGGCAAGGACGCGCGAACCCAGCAATGGGGACATATTAACGATCTGCGCGCGGACGTCGGCAAGATCAAGGGAAAGCTAGGAATCAACGGTTCGTAAATGGCAACGATGCTCTACTCCAAAAACGGGTTCGATCTGACAAAGCAGTTCGAATCCTGCAAGCTTACGGCCTATCAGGACCAGGGCGGCGTCTGGACGATCGGCTGGGGGCACACCGAAGGCGTGCATGAAGGCATGACATGCACGCCGGTAGAAGCTGACACCTGGTTGCACCAGGATGTCGGAAAAGCAGAAGTTGCTGTTAACGCTTTCGTATTAGTGCCACTGACTCAGGACGAGTTTGATGCCCTGGTCGATTTCGTATTCAACCTGGGCTCCGCGAAGTTTCGCAATTCCACTTTACTCCGGCTCCTGAATGCTGGCGACTACAAGGGCGCAGCTGCAGAGTTTGATAAGTGGGATCACATCGGAGCGAAGGAAGTCGCTGGCCTATTGCGGCGCCGCGAAGCTGAGACGAGCGAATTCGAATCATGACGATCCGGATCATCAAGGGGGAGAAAACGAAGATGGCCGCAACGCCTGCTCCTGCTCCGACGCCCGCGCCGGCAACGGGCATGACCTGGAAGCGATGGCTCACCGGAATGGCGAATGCCGTTCTTTCGGGCATTGCCAGTGGCGGAACAGCGCAATTCATAGGCGTAGACCTTAAGCATTCGCTGATGATTGCTGGCGGGTCTGCATTCGTATCGTTCTGCAAGTGGATGGCGCAACATCCGCTTCCTGGGGCTGAGAGTTAATGGATCACTGCCTCTTCCTGTCGACAGAGGAAGTCAACCTGGCGTCGGCGGCGATCCGCTGGAAGACCGAATCCGACTGGTCGCACGTCGGGTTCTACCGGTTGGCGGATGGATGGACGTTCTCTGCGATGTCGGATGGGCAGGGTGTAGCGTGGCGGCCGCCGAATCCCAAAGGGCGAATCTTGAAACTCTCGGTTGAAGGTATCGAGGCAGCGCTCTCGAAGGCACTCACCCAAACGGGTAAGGCATACGACAAGCTGGACATTCTAGGCATCGCCCTCGATCGAAACTGGTCGACCGCGGACCGCTTCATCTGTTCCACGCTCGTCTTGTGGTCTTTTGAACAAATCGCGATCCCGTTGTTGAACCCACGTTTTATTCCGCGAGAACACATGACGCCGCGGGATGTATTGCTGAGTCCATACGTAACTGAATTGAGTTGAGAGGAGATTTCTATGGGATTCGTATCGGTAATGAAGACGATCGGCAAAGATGTTGAGAAGATTTTCCTGTCGCCCTGGTTTCAGACAGGCGTGCACGTCGCGGAAGGCGTCGTCGGTCTTGCTGTACCCGCACTCGGTCCTGCTTTCAATCTGACCATGCAGGCAGTCATGACCGCGGAAGCTAACTTTGCAGCCGTCGGCCAGCAGAATGGCACAGGACCGCAAAAGCTTGCATCTGTCATCCAGACCAGCGGCAACTTGATTGCGCAGGCATTGAAAGATGCCGGCGTGTCGAATGTGAGCCAGCAGACCGTTGCAGGTTATATCGGGTCAGTGGTCACGATTCTCAACGCAACACCGGCAATACCGGCGGCGCCGTCCGCCCTAACCCCTCCTGCAGCCTGAACCTCAACCATTTCACCGTAAGACAAGGAGCCCATTTCTATGGCGCGAGATCCGCGAAAGAATTCGGCATTTGATTCCGGAATGCGAGGCCGCGAAAAACCCAAAGTCGACTCCGGCAATACTGGTGGCGATCGCGGAGGTCGAGGACCGGACGGCGGAGCTGGTTCGGAATCGAAGCAGATGGCTGGCAAGACGGTAGGTGACGCCAACGGCATCGATCACACCGATCCCGTCTACAGTTCCGGCATACGCGGACTTGAACGTCCGAAACAGAAGAGCGCGGCCGGCGGCGCGAACAAAGAAGTCAAAGGGCCGGAAGTCGCTGGCAATCGCCAGGAAGGCGACAGCCATGTCGGCGAGCCTATGGGCCACAATGATGCCCAGCGGGGCGTCCGTCATGGCGTCAGCGAGTCGACCATGCGCGATTCCGGTGAGAATGCCTACGCGATGGGCAATGATGGGAATGCCGTAAACAGCTCAGAAGCTGCCGCCGAAGGCCATGAACCCTCAGGAGAAGGCATTCTGGGCGAAGAAGACGACACGCACATCAACATCCGCATCCCGAAAGCTTCCCTGAAGAAAAAGAATTCAGGGCTGCAGACGAGCTAGGCAATGGCTCAGAAGCTCCTCTGTCACGGCCATGCTGGGCATTTTCCTCACCGGCACGGCGCTGACATTCACTGCTCGAAAGAGTGTGAAGAGCAGCATCATGCGGTTCAGCAGTTTCTCGAAAAGGCGTTGCGCGACACCGGGTTCAACCAGAGGAAAGACGTTCCAAACCTCTGGGAACGCGACGGTGTGCACATTTCGATTGAAGAGGTAATGCGTGAAGGACTGGATCCGACGCTGGCTCGCCACCGAGAAGCCGT